GATTACAATTTGACGAATCAAAATCAAACAATCCATTTGCTTATTATACTGCGGCTATTACAAATAGTTTTACAAGAGTACTTAACATAGAAAAACGCAACCAGAACATCCGAGATGATATACTTGAAATGAATGATCTAACACCAAGTTACACTAGACAACATTCAAACGAGTTTAAAACAGAAACTGCGGCTGAGGCTAAAAAAGATAGCAAATAAGGTTGACTTCACTAATTTAGTAACGTATACTATGTGTACGACTATGAATAATAGCAGGAACTTGCATGAGTAATCTATTTAAAAAGGCTATTGCTTTTACTGACATACATTTTGGCAATAAAAGCAACAGTTATGCACACAATGAAGATTGTGTTGAATTTGTTGATTGGATCATCAAACAAGGAAAAGAACAAAAATGTGAAACATGTTTGTTTCTTGGTGACTGGCATCACCATAGAGCAAGTATTAATGTTGCTACGTTAAATTATAGTATTGATGCTTTGACTAAACTTAGCCAAGCATTTGATCAAGTAATTTTTATTCCAGGCAACCATGATGAATACTACCGAGACAAGCGAGACTTCAATAGTGTAGCATGGGCTCGACATATTCCAAATTTAAGATTCTTTAACGACATTACAGTTGAAGGCGATGTTGCAATTGTACCGTGGCTAGTTGGTGACGAATACAAACAAATGCACAAACTTGAAGCCAAATACATGATTGGACATTTTGAACTTCCTCATTTTTATATGAATGCAATGGTTCAAATGCCAGATCACGGCGAACTAAAGTCTGATGCGTTTCAAGGCATTGAAAGAGTGTTTACTGGACATTTTCACAAAAGACAAGAACGTAAAAATATCAGTTATATTGGTAATGCATTTCCGCACAACTATAGTGATGCAGGCGATGACGAACGTGGGTGTATGTTTCTAGAATGGGGACAGCCTCATGTTTACAAAGCATGGGATAATGCACCAAAGTACAGGGTTTTAAAACTTAGTAATCTTTTAGATAATCCAGACAAACTGCTACTACCAAAAACATATGCAAGAATACATCTTGATATTGATATTAGTTACGAAGAAGCAAACTTTATTAGAGAAACTTTTTCTGAACAATATGATGTACGAGAACTAGCACTTATACCACAAAAAGCAATTGATACTGATTTCGACGAAACAGTTGACGTAAACTTTGAAAGTGTTGACAGCATTGTTATTAGCCAACTAGGCTCAGTGCAAAGTGATGTATACGATAACAACCTTTTAATGGACATCTACAGGAATCTATAATTGTTTAAACTAGACAACCTCACAGTTAAAAACTTTATGAGTGTAGGCAATTCTACACAGGCGATTGATTTTAATCGCGATGATCTTACACTTGTGTTAGGTGAAAACTTAGACACAGGCGGAGGTGATAACGGTAGTCGTAACGGCACTGGTAAAACAACAATTATTAACGCATTAAGTTATGCGTTATACGGTAATGCCTTAACAAACATTCGTAAAGATAATTTGGTTAATAAAACCAATGGCAAGAACATGTTAGTTACTTGTGAGTTTGAACTAGAAGGATTAGCATATCGCGTTGAACGTGGTAGAAAGCCAAACGTACTAAAGTTTTATATCAACAATCACGAACAAGAAGCAAGTGATGATAATGCACAAGGTGATAGCCGAGAAACACAAAAGGCTATTGAAGAACTGTTAGGTATGAGCCATGGAATGTTTAAGCATGTTGTTGCACTAAACACATACACTGAGCCATTCTTGAGTATGAAAGCAAATGACCAACGTGCTATTATTGAGCAGTTACTTGGTATTACTATGCTCAGTGAAAAGTCTGAATCTCTAAAAGAACAACTCAAAACAAGCAGAGAGTTAATAACGCAGGAAGAATATAATATTAAAAGTGTCGCCGATGCCAATGCTCGTATCGAAGAACAAATTGGAAACTTAAAACGTAGACAGAAACTTTGGAACGACAAGCACGACAACGAAGTAGTTGAACTTGAAAGTGCAATTGATGCATTAAGTCATATTGACATTGATGTAGAAATTGAAGCACACGGAAAACGCAAAGATTACAAAAGCAAACAACGTTCACAAAAAGAAACGGCAGACACATTATCCAGAGTACAATCTGAAACAAAACGTAATAACAAAATTATTACAAAATTAAAAACTGAAATTGAAAGCCTTGAAAGCAATAAGTGTTATGCTTGTGGGCAAGAAATACACGACGACAAACAACAGGATGCAATTAAAAGTAAAAAAGAATTACTACAAGAATCAGTTACAGTTGTCGACGCTAATAATATTGAAGAAACTTCTCTCAATACAGTACTAGAAGAAATAGGAGATATTGGAGAGTTACCAACAGTATTCTATGAATCCTTAGATGATGCTTACAATCATCGTAGTAGTTTGGAAAAGTTGAAAAACGAATGTAATAACATACGCAATCAAACTGATCCTTATGAAGAACAGATTCAAGAAATGCAGGAGACTGCAATCGTTGAGCTAAATTATAATACACTGAACGAATTAGTTAGAATCAAAGAACACCAAGAGTTCTTACAGAAACTACTAACCAGTAAAGATAGTTTTATTCGAAAACGTATTATAGATCAGAATTTAGCCTTCTTAAACAAACGCCTAGCATATTATCTTGAACGTATTGGACTGCCACATGCAGTTGTGTTCCAAAATGATTTGACTGTAGAAATTACAGAATTAGGACGTGACTTAGATTTTGATAATTTGAGTAGAGGTGAACGCAACAGACTTATACTTTCTATGAGTTGGGCGTTCCGTGATGTTTGGGAAAATTTATATCAACCTATTAATTTGTTGTTTATTGACGAACTAGTAGATAGTGGTATGGACGCAAGTGGTGTTGAAAACTCACTTGCTATACTTAAGAAGATCAGTAGAGAACGAAAGAAAAGTGTGTGGTTAGTATCACACAAAGACGAACTCGCTGGTCGTGTAAACAACATACTTACTGTAACAAAAGAAAATGGGTTTACAAGTTATAACACAGACGTTGAAATAGTATAGGAGAAAATACATATGTCGGCACATGACGAAATTATTACAATGATGGAAGAATACATCAAGCAACACGAAGAGCTAACTGTTAAAAAGAAAAAAGTAGCAAGTGGCCGTGCTCGTAAAGCACTACAAGCAATTGCAGTTGCATGTAAAGAAAGACGTAAAGAGTGCATCGAATTTGTGAAAACGCTATAAACGATTCACAAAGCACGATTATTTAAAAAAATAGCATATATACAAAGCACATGGAACCTTGGTTATACAACAATGAAACTATCGTTGAGTTACCCGACGGAACTGTGGGCTTTGTATATTTGATTACAAACACAAAAAGCAACAAAAAATACATTGGCAAAAAACTAGCACAATTTAAGAAAACAAGACCACCACTCAAAGGCAGAAAAAACAAACGCAGATCAACAGTAGAAAGCGATTGGCGAGACTACTGGGGATCATCAGATCAACTCAAGGCAGATGTAGCAGAGCTAGGCACAACGAACTTTACACGTGAGATACTATACTTTTGTAACAGCAGGGGAATGTTAAGTTACCTTGAAGCAAAAGAACAGTTTGATCGAGAAGTTCTTCTATCAACTGAATATTACAACGGCATTATTAATGTTAGAGTAGGCGCAAGTAAAATCCTATTCGAAGGCATTCAGCAGCACAAACTAAATCAACAATAGTTCAGCACATAAGGTTAGCGGGCCAGATCAATAATTCCGCTGTGGAAAAAGCATCCGTATAGGAGCACACGCAACATACCGATCAACACACCAGAGTGTGGAAGCCATCAAACAAATTGGGCTCACCGGTTAGTATAGATTGATTGCTGTCAGTCCAAAAACTGCACATTACACATAAAAACTCTTTGCAACAGGAACGAGGCGAGAGGTAGCTGGAAACAGCGATGTCGACGTAGGTGGGGAAAGGTCAGAGCCCATTGTGTAGCAGTATAACAAAAACCTATTTCTAATGTCTCGGCTGGATAACACTCGCATAAAGAGCGTAAAGCACCAAGATTAGACGGAACCCTTAAACAGGTTCCGTCTGACTGAAACTATCTGCATAAAGTACTTTAACTCATTTCGCTTTGCTCATTCGTTTATCTTATAATCTTACGAAGTAAGTTGTAACGAGTGCAAACGAAGTTACTAATGAACGTAGTTCATTATATAATATAAAGTTAAATTAAAGGCATTCCGCTTTTTTTAGTCATGTCAATATTCTCTTTGATTATGTCGTGTATGATTTTCATATCTTTCTGACATAACATATGAGCTTGATCGATTGTAACACCACCACGCATATACCAAACAATTTTAAACATCTCTGTTCTTAAGGCTTCGGCTTCTGAGTCCATTTTCTTAAGCATCTCAGCAATGTCATCGTTACTGAGGCTCAGAAGCCTTATACGAAAAAATTTGAGTTGTCAAACAGTATAGGTGTTTTGTATTCGTGACTGCATTCTGTGCATTTTGCGTTGAAGTCCTGGAAGCCATTGTTTGCACGTTGTTGATCTAAATGATCTTGTACTTTTGCAAAAACACCACGACTTGTATTCTTGATAAACTCCATGATGTGCTGTGGATTGTCTACATTGCCGTTTGGACTATCAACACTTTTAATAGTTTTAGCAATCAGCTCAACTGTGTGTACTGTTAGTTTAACAAATGCTTCTTGAAACAATTCAGTTTTACGTTCGTCTGAAATAGCATCGTCATTGACAATCTTCATAATCTTATTTTCTTCAAACTGTCGTAAACTTTCAGTGTTCATTTCATGGTATGTAAGAGGACCAAAGTTTAACACAAGGTCGTCGATTTCAAGTTGTTCTGTAAAGAACCACTGTTGTGTTTGATCAAGCAATCCACTTAGATCAATGGCAAAATCATTTACATGTTCGCATTCTGGGCAGGCACTAGTTAAATCAAGTTCTTGTCCATATGTTGCAATACGAATTCCAACAAGTATTGCGTCCATATCCAGGCTAGGTATGCCCCATGGATCTAGTATGGCTGGTACACAACTCTTAATGACTTCTGCAGTGCTACTACCGTTGAGTAGTGCATCTGGTGTCTTCATCATAAGCTCGTCTCGGGCAGTCATTGGATATATTCCAATTTCTCCGGTTGGGGGCATATCAATTGTGCCCTCTTTGTAGTATTTTCCTTTACTAGGCAGTGTAATATACACTTCCGGCTTGCGAAAATAGCCTAATAAGGGGTTTTCAGTTTCTGACATGTGTTTGCTCCGATAAATAAATGTATGAACCTATATAGTATTTATCTGGGTAGATAATGGCAGTAAATCTTATTATTGATGGGCAACAGTTTGAATTAGCTGGTGCCGCAACAGAAGAAACATTACACAGACTTCTAGAAAAAATGGATAAGTCTTCCGGATCCTCTATGGATACTGCCAAAGTTGCAGCCGGTAATATTACCAAAATGGCTAATTCTGCAGGAACTCTTAACATGGAGCTCAAAGGATTGGCAAAAGGTGCTGACGACTTTGCTGATGAATTAGACAATGCCGCAGATGCAGCAGGTGGATTTGCTAGTAAAGCAGGCGGTTTTATTAAAAAACTGTTTAGTGCAGGCGAAGGCGTAGTTAATTTTGGAAGCTCAACTGCTGGAGTTGGTTTTAGTTTAGATCAAATGGGCAAGAGTGCCGATAGTCTTGCTAAAGAAATTCCGTTAATAGGATCATTCTTAGGTGCCGCAGGCGGAGCAATGATTGGACATGCAGCCAATCTACAAGATACATTCCGAGGATTGTCTGGCACTGGTGCTATGTTCACAGATAGTTTCTTTCAACTTGAACGTGTTGCAGCCAATAGTTACATAAGTCTTGCAGACATGACTAGTATTATTAGGTCAAACAGTGAAGCACTAGCAGTATTTGGCGGTAGTACAAAACTAGGTGCCAAACGTTTTGCCGAAATGAATATGGTTATGGCAAACACATATAGAAACGAATTAAGAAATTTTGGTTATGGTGCAACTGAAGCTGCAGAAATGTTGGCAGTATTCACTGCCGCGAATGCAAGAAACTCAAACTTTAGTACTTTGAGTGTTAGAGAACAAGCCGCCGCAGGTGCAAACTTTGCCAAAGAAATGACACTAATGGCTGCACTCACTGGTCAAGATAGAAAGCAACTAGCAGAAAAACTAGCCGCTGACAAACGCAGAAGTGATGTTGAATTAAAACTTAGTCGAATGGGGTCAGAAGCACAAACTAGAGCTAGAGCTGCATTTGGCGCACTAGAAAAAGAATTTGGTGCCCAAAGTCCTGTGCTTGAAGCATTTAGAGCAAAGTTTTTAGGACAAGGTGTTGTTATTGGTAATCCAGCCGCTAACATGTTGTTGGCAGGTGCAGAACCAATGGGACTTGCAATCAACGATGTTGCAAGTAGACTCCGCGAAGGCAATATATCACTTGGTGATGTGTTTAAACGTTTAAGAGAATCAGCACAAGGACAAATTGATAACAATAGAAATCTAGAAGCTCTTGCACCTTTTAGTGAGTTTGCCGGTACTATGACTGACATCAGTGCAGGTAGTCTTGGCCTTGCTAAACAGCACCAGAAAGTTGTGGAAGAATTTGGTGGAGACTATGAAAAATTCTTTAAAGCACAAAGAACAAATTTAGATGGTGCAAGTAAAGCAATTATAACTGCAAGTAATACTGCTGAAGATATTGGTAAGAATACAAGACTATTGTTTAATAGTTTAACTGAGAAAACCGTAAGTGGTATTGCAAGTGGTGTAAAAGCATTAAGCGATGCACTTGGCAGTATGGACACTGAAACTGCATCAACATTAAAATCAAGTTTTGCAGCCGCATCAGGTGGTGCTACACATTTTGCAAACATGGCAACTAAGGCTGCTGATAAACTTGCTGACATAGCAAAACTTGCAAAAGCCGGCGGTGGCAGTACAATAGGTAATTTAGCCAAAGGCGCAGCCTCAAGTACAGCCGGAGCCGCTTCAAGTGTGTTGAAGAAAATACCTATTCTTGGTTCTCTATTTGCAGGAGGAGTTACAGCCGCAGATTCACTTAATCAGGGTGAAAGCGTGTCAAGAGCTGCAACTAAAGGAGTTGGATCCGCAGGTGGTAGTTTTGCCGGAGGTATGGCAGGCGCAGCCGCAGGTGCCAAGCTCGGAGCATTGATAGGCACAGCCGGTGGACCAGTGGGACTTGCACTTGGTGGAATCATTGGTGGACTATTAGGTGGTATAGGTGGTGCATTCCTTGGTGAAAAAGCAGGCACAGCCGGTGGCGAAATGGTCAGTGATGCAGCAGGATTTGCCGAAGGCGGAATTGTAAGACAACCTACACTATCAATGATTGGCGAAGGACAAAGTGACGAAGCAGTTATTCCTTTGCAAAATAATAGAAC